GAACCGCACTCCATGCGTGGCCTTCTCGGCTATCGCATTGGCTTCGATGATCGCGTCGACTTCCTGCTCGACATGAGCGCCGCGCATCCGGCCTTGGTCGTCAAAGACCAGCCAGACCGTGCGCCCGATCTCGGGGTCATGGTCGAAGAAGACGCGGTGATCGGCCATGCGGTTACTCCAGCGGGTCCGCGCGTTCCGCCACGCCAAGGGAAATCCAGCGCTTTGCCATCTCGACGGGCACCTCGATCACTTCGCCAATCTCATGGCGTTCGTTTTCCTGAGGCCACGCGGCTCGCTTGAGCAGAACCGGCACCTTCTTGGCAGCGGCGAATTCGGCCTTCTTGGCTTCGGCGGCGGCTTCCTGTGCGCTCTGCACTTCCTCGGCCAACCGTTCGACCGACCAGCGGCCATCAACGTCCATTCCCAGAACCTTGGCCTGCGCTAGCAAAACCTTGCGGGCTTCTTTGTTGTCGTTTTCGGGCATTCAAATCTCCAATGTGAAAAGGCCCCGCACGAAATGCGAGGCCCGTGTTCGTGAGGTGATGAAGGCTAAGGCTATCAAGTATCGGCAAAAGCCGGGGTGGTAGCGGCAACAATCTGCCCGTTGACGTACCAGTTGGTGCCGTCGCAGGCGAACTCGATCCAGGTGCCGGCAGCCGGGACAAGCACGCGGCAGAAGTCGTTGGAGTTGCCGTCCGAGTACACCGTCTCAATGTCCGGGGTGCCGTTGGTCAGCCACGCCACGCCGCCAATGAAGTAGTTGGCGGCGGAGGTGGCCTGAAAAACCCAGTCCTGCGCATCGGCCGCGCCGCCGCCGTACTGGAAGCGGTAGAACAGACCCTTCTTCGGTGTCGGGAGGCTGATGGTGCAGTCCGCCGTCAAGTCGGGGAAAATGTGGGTGATGCCCGAATTGTATTCCTTGACCGCGTAGGTCGCGGCGTCCGGGATAACGATGGGGTTAAAACGAGGCATTGGGGTATTCCTTTTCTGATGGGAGAAACAGAAGAAGGCCCGCCAACCAGGGACGGGCCTTTTAGAGAGGCTTAGGAGGCTTAGTTACGCCCGTGGTTTGGGTGGAAACCTAACTTGACTTCAGCGGCCCTTCGGGCAGCTACCGCATCGTCAAAACTGTCGTAGAGGCCAAGGTAGATGGTGCGCCGCGATGGGCAGATGCGCGCAACCCATTTGTCCTTGTGGCGAGAGACGCCGGTTACACCGCTCGTGTTATTGGACCTGCGCGATAGGTTCCTGCCATTGGTCACATGCGAGACGTTGCGCAAGTTCTCTAGGCGGTTGTCGGCGGGGTCGCCGTTAATGTGGTCAATGTCGTCTGGATCAACGCCGTGCACCCATTTCCAGATTACGCGGTGAGCGAGGAGGCGACGCCTAAATACGGTTGTCTCTAGGTAGCCATTGGCCGTCATCGAGCATGCAACCCGCCCAGCGTTCTTGGCGTTCCAGATGGCTGCATTATGGGCTGCTGACTGCACCTTGTCAGCGAACAGCGACACGTCACGCTGTTTCCAGCGGAGTTCGCCGCTCTTGGCGTCGTAGTCGAACAGTTGCCTAAGTTCTGCTTGAGGTGGTAAGGCTTTGTAAGCCATTCGGAGCGCTCCACGCTTCGTTTCGGTAAGAGCCGGGAAGGTGCGGAAACACTTCCCCGGCTCGTCTATTTTGTAGCACATAGGGAACGAAAGGTGAATCCCTTAAGTGCTTGCAGAAAGCCCGAAAACATCAGCGATGACGCCAATGCCCTTCTCGTTGACGACCTTCAGAGTGCCTTCCGCGATGAGAACGCCCTTTTCGGCGTCACCGGTCTTGGCAACCTGATCTTCCTGGATCGGACGCAGGCTCTTCCACTTCACCATCGAGGGGTCCATGGCATAGACGCGGCGGGCGATAGACGCCGAACCGGCCATGACGCGGTTGGGAACCACCTTCACGGTGCCGAGCGGACCTTCGTAGATGTCCGCAGTGCCGATGATAGTGTTGGTGCCCTTGCCGGCGGCGTAGCGGAACGAGGCCACGTTGCTGTCCGACATGAAGGTCGCGAACACGCCCTTGTTGTACGGGGATACGACCACAGTCGTCACATCGCCGCCCTGGTTGTAGATCGACTGCAGAACCGTGTCGGTCTGGGCCTTGGTCCACGCGCGGAGGGTGCCCGTGGTTTCCACCGTGGTCACGCCCGAGGAGAAGCCGCCATTGGCGCCGCCAGCGTCACGCGAGACGTTGGTGGTGAGCCAGGTGGGCAGTCCGCCCGAACGGCGCGGGTCGGTGTTGGTCGAGGCGACGTTCGAGACAATCGAGAACTCGATGTCCTTACGCAGAGCCTTGCCCTTCTTCATCAGCTCGTGGGCGCGCTTTTCAGCAGGGCCGGCGTTGTCAACCGCCTGCTGCGTGCCCGAAAAGAGGAAGGTCTTGGTGAAGATCTGCGTGTAGTTGCCCACGCGGGTTGGCGCGGTGACGGCATCGAAGTCGTATTCGTTGCCTTCAGGCTGGGCATTGTCGCCGGGGGCGTCGAGGTCTTCGTACTCCCATTCGGGGTGCTTGGACTCGGCTTTTTCCTTGCCGGCCATAGTGTAGATCGGAGTGTCGGTAGGCGTGATCATCGACACGAAATTGTCGAGTTCTTCACGGTTGCCGACCGCCGCCGTGGTGAGCACGGTATTGGAGATCGCTGCCATGATGGCTATCCTTTGTTGAGCGATGCGATGTAGGCGGCCGCCGCATCTTCGACGGAGCCCGATTGCTTCAGACGTGAAACAGCATCGGTCGCGGCCCGGCCGTTCTTGCCTCCGGCCGAGAGACGGTTGCCGCCACGAGTGATGGGCGGACGGTTCTCGACCTTGGCTTTGACGGTGGCCTTGCTGGCTTGCAGCTTGCGCCAGGCAATCGCGTCCTTGAGCACCAGCAGTTGCCGATGGTCGTGGTGGATGTTCGCGAGTTCCTGCGGCGTGTAGTCGTACGCCTCTACGCCGTACTTCATGGTGTCCTTGCCGAAGCTCTCAAGCTTCTTGGGGTCCTTGAGTTCGGGTAGCTTTTCGAGCGCGGTGTTCCACTCCGTTTTCAGCCGCTCTTCAGTCTCTTTGGCAGTCTCAGCTTGGCGACCCTCTTGGGTGCGCTGCTGTTCCGCTTCGAGGTGCTGAAGGTGTGCCGCCCACTGCTGGAACGCGACCTGTTCGGCTTGGTAGCCTGCAGGATCGTAGTTCGGGCTGCGCGGGTCCGCTTTCGACGGGTCCGGCTGGGGAGGGAGGATGGATTTGACCAGCGACACGACATATTCGCGCTGCTGTTCAAGCTGCTGTTCCGATGCTTTGAGGGCAGCAGATTGGGCTTCAACCTCTTTCTTGAGAGGCGCTAGCTCCATTGTCTTCTGCCTGTAGTCACGTTCCTTCATGTTGCCAGCGATGAGGTCGGCAATGGTTGACTCGGAGCCATCCGGGAGTTTCACGCGGCCATTGTGGGCTACGTATCGTCCCTTCTCGGTCTCCGGTTCCTCGTCGTCCTCTTGATCGTCTTCGGCTTGACTTTCAGGATCGTTTTCACCGTCCGTCTCTTCGCCTTCACCCTCTTCGGATGCCTGCAATTCGTCGTCGGTCGTTGCCTCCTGCGTCTCGTCCTCAACCTCTGGATTGGCCTCTGGGGCTTCCTTGGTTGCAGTCGCATTGACGTAGGCGGCTGCTGCCTGATCAACAGACAGCGACTCGCCACCAGCTACGGTGTCGATTTCTTCCATGTTCTCTGTGGGGTTGCGCTGGTTCCCGAAGGTTGACCAACTGGTGTTTGCGCTAGGTATTCGGCGCGGAAAGTGCTAGGTTTCGGCCATGGAAAACACAGTGACCAAGGCCCAATTTGATGCGCTGCTGGCCGCGATTTACGCCAAGCCGCAGGAGCCTCCGACCTTCATGATCCCTGTCGAAAGTGCTGCTGTCATGCGGACGACTATCCGAGGCATGGACGAGGGCTGGGACCACCGAAGGATCAAGCGGGAAGCGCGCAAAGGCTCCCGCAGCACCTATCGAGGCGGCCCGTTTACGCAATCCCCGGCTTAGGTTTCGGTGCCCCCTGCCGCACGAAGGCGTCGAGGTTGTCGCGGATGTCGTTGACCACACCGATGGTGGCCTGAAGCTTCAGGATGCCCTTGGCATCGTCATGGTCTATCGTGCACAGCGCTTCGAGGGCGCCCGATTTCACGATGTCCAAAGCCCGCTGGAATGCCTCATTGTCCTTGAGGCTCTGTGCGAGCTGAGCGTAGTCCGTCACTGGAACGTCACCGTGCAAGAGGCGTTCGCCAGCGTGGCGTCGTACTCGACATGGATGCCGATGCGGATGTCACAGTCGAGCGTGATGGTGTGCCCCGGCGTGGTCGCAAAGACCCACTCCGAATAGACGATCTTGCCGGATGCCGTGAGGGCGTCATAGACCGACAGGAGGCCGGCCGTTGGCGTAGCCGTGGTGGGCGCAATCGAGATGGTGTGGAGCTTGCCCTGCCCCGACTTGACGAGAGTGTCGGCGGTAACGCGAGTGCATTCCATGGTTGGCTCCTAATTGGCGGCAGGCTTGCCCGGCTCGGGCTTGGGTTTCAGTGATGCGATGTGGGCAGCGTTCGCCATCTTGTCGCGTTCAAGCTGCATGGTCTGATTGAGCTTGTATTCTTCCCACCTCAACTCCGCGAAGCGGATGGCCTCGGCGCTCTTGATACGCTCTTGGTCCAGATCGAAGGCGTGCTGCGCCTTCTGCTGCTCAAGAATGAGAGCGTTTTGGCGGTCGGCAGCGCTGGTCTGCAGGTCTGCCTCAAGCTCAGCCCGGTTCTTAACGATGTCGCCTTCAGCCTTGAGTTTGGCCGTCTCGACATCAACCTGTGCGTCAACCTGCTTGAGTTGTTTCTGCGTCTCGCCACGTGCCTGCTCGATGAGCACTTCGGGTGGCGGCTGCTTTGCCTTTTCTGCGGCCATCGCCTTGAGCGCGGCAACCTTCTCTTCGGTGTACTCGGGGTAGTAGTCCTCGGGGTTCCGAATGCCTGCAGCTTCCGCCATCTTCTCCATGGTCGAAATGATCAGCGGCAGCATGTCGATTGCGTCATCAAACGAGCCAGCGGCCATGAAGCGATCGGCAAGCATCAACTGGCTCTGCAACACGTTGCCCAGCATTGCCAGGTCGCGGTCGCGGGAGCCGGTGCCAAGCCCGGTGTTGATTGTCACCTTCATGTCGGCATTCCAGAACCGGGGGTCGATCTGGATGGCCTTCTTGTCGTTGAGCATCAACTTGCGTGGCTGCTTCTGGTGCTTGATCATCAGCCGCATCAGCTTGCGGAAGACCTTGGACCAACCCCATTCCGCCATGTTGCGGGCGAGAATGTCTTTCTGGCTGTAGCCAGCATCGCGGTTATTACGGGACGCTTCCGCCGTCTGGTTCTGCAGCGTCTCAGGATCGAGGGCCATGGACTGCCGGCCGACGCCTGTGCGGGCCTGCCGCACCTCGTCCATGTGGGTGAGAGCCAGAAGCGCCTTGTCAGCAATGTACGGAACCGTGAGGTCCGTTACGGTCGAGCCCGCATCGCCAAACACCGTCCCGCCAAATACCGGGCTTTCGAGGGCCTCGGGGTTCTTGATCTTGCCCTGTGCAAAACGCTGCGGGTTATTCGCCCAATAGGTGTTGTTGAGCATCTGCCGGGTCAGGACGGTTTTGATGTCCTGAATGTCAATCGTCTCATCGGCAACCGAGCGGGCATCCCAGCGGTGCGGGATCGGCTCGCAAGGGATGTCATCGAAGGGGCTTTCGTCCTCCCAGACTTCCCAGTCCAGCATCTTCCCGGTCTTGTCGCCAGCGTAGCAGGCGCGGACCAACTCAGCCTCGCCATCTCCATCAACGTCAACCCGGATGAAGCACTCGTGGTATTCCACAAGCTCCATGCTCTTGTCGGTCGCTTCAGCATTGTAGATTGCGCGGCGAGCCTGCTCTTCAGGGGTATCGGGGCGGCCAGCTTCAGGGATGGCCCAAATCTCGTCTTTGTCGTAGCCGAGCGCAACCAGATCAGAGCGCGTCTTGCGCTGCCAATGGTCTGCGAATGCCGCCTCGTCCGTGTCGATTGTGTCGCTGTCGATCAAAAACTCTTCAGGCGGGATCACGTCGATGACGAACTTGCCGTCCAGCTTCTTGCGGCGGACCTTCAGGTCGTAGAGCTTGATGACGACAGGCTGGCCCATCTCATCAGGGAACGTGGCGTCTTCCTCGTCCTTGGCGAGAACTTCAACATCCTCGTCCTGCAGCAGCATCGCCACTTGGTCTTCGGTCAGCCCGCTATGGAACGAGACCGAGTAAACCGGCGTATCGTCGTAGTAGGTTTTGACAATGCCGTTGCCCATGAGCAGGGCATCCCAGGTGGCATTGTAGACGATTTCGTAGCCCTTGTTATCCTTCCAGAAGACGTAGTTCATGCCTTCGGTGGCTTCTTCCGCCATCTCGACATCATCTTCGCCATCAGGCTCGGCAATAGCCATGCGCCCGGATGCGGTGAACACCTTCATGAGATCAGGCAGCAGCCAGCCGATGGTATCGGCAACGTCGCGGGACACCACGCGGGACCGGTTCACTTCGGGCGGGACGTACTTGTCCATCTGGCCCATGAAATAGTCGATGGCCTTGTCCCGGCTACCCTCGCGGGCGTGCTTATCGTGGTGCTTGGCAAGCTCGATCTGCTGCGAGATGATCGCTGACAATTCGGTTTCGGTGAGCTTGTCAGCCATCAAACAAAGCTCCTCATATCCCGCTTGGGCGGCTTGTGCGCCGGGGCTGGCGGTTCGTAGTCGATAGCCATGAGGCCAAATGCGTCTGCGCCATGCGAAGCCCAGTCATGCTCAGGGCCAAGGCCAATGCCGCGCTTGTCGTCTAGTTTCTCGTGATACCAGCCAAGCGCCGTGCGTCCGCCCTTGGTATTCGTCTCATCGAACCAGAAGCGGGGGAAATGCCGCCGCGCTGCTTCGACGCGAGCCATGGCAGCGCCAGCACCTTGGTTCGGGATTGTCTTGGCCTCGAACCCAGCGGCCTTGATGGCGCTCTCGTAGGTTGCGTCTATGATCTCGTTGCCATGGATGCCATCATGCGGCAGCACGCAGTAGGCGTTGGTGTAGCCACGACGCCGAAGCCATGCCAGATGCGTAGCGAGCGGCTGGTGGCGGGCCTCATAGTAGTCCAGAAGGTTGATACGCTGCCCTATGAACTGGCATATCCAGATTGCGGTGGCGTCCGCCTTCGCCCCTGTCCCGCCGATGTCCCAATAGGCCCGGATCGTCATTAGAGGGTCAGCTGCCAGGCTGGTGACGCGACCGGTCTCCTTGGCCGTGTTCAGCGCTGAGGCGTAGTAAGCGCCCTCTACCGCCGTCTTGTAGCCGCCTTCCCAGATATGGTCGTACTGCTCGGGGCGCTCTTCCTTGTCGCGCAAACGTTGCCGGTCAAGGATGGCAGGGAATTTTGGGTTGTCCCGCCAATTGAGTTCGATGATCTTGTAGCGAGGGTCCTTAGGCTGGCCGAAGCGCTTGTTCGTCGCGCTCGTCTCTCGCTCTCGGTTCCACGTTACCCAGAGTTCGCTATCCTCCTCACGCAAGGTAGGGATCAGCTTCACCCACGCCTCTTCCGAGACTGGCTCCGCTTCATCCACCCAGCCAAGCAGAATGCGCGACTTGGATTTGATGCTGTCGATGTTCCGATCAAGGCCGGAGAACGAGTAGTGAATGCGCCCGCTGGCGGTTCTCACGTACTTGTCGCCAATGTCGAAGTGCGGCAACAGCCAGGGCTCGTCCCTGATCGCCGCCTTGATTTCCTCTAGCGAGCTGTCCTCCAGTGAGTTCATGAACTCACGACCGCAGAGGATGATGCCCTCGCGGCCGGCCATGTCCCACATGTAAGCGCGGACTGCAGTCATCTTGGCGAAGGAACGGGTCTTGCCCGAACCGCGCCCACCGTACGCGCCTCTTACGTCTGCCTCACCGGCAAAGACCGGGATCAGCTTTGGTGGCAGCGCTACTTGCGCCGTGCTATTCGTCTGCAACGAGCGGGACCAGTTCAATGCGGGTCGTCACGCTGCTCGTGACCGTCTGTTCCTGACGTTCGGTATAGTCATCACGGAAGCGCGCCTCGACAGACTTCTTCCACACCGCAGCGTTGAAGCCCGGCGTTTCCATGCCTGTTTGGCCTTTGGTCTCCCACCAGTCCTGGCAATGAGCCATCGCACGATTGAGCGCTTCTAGAAACTCGGGGTTCGCGGTCGCCCAATTGTCGATGGTCTGGCGGCTGACATCGAAGTGCGCGGCCATCTGTGCCTTGCTCTTGCCTGCCTTCCCGAGGTCGATCACGTCCTCACAATAGGCCGGATCGTATTCACTCGGTCGTGCCATTTACTCACCCGCTTTGTCGCGCAGGCTTGACCCCTTGAGCGGCCAGCCATGCGTTTAGACTTTCGGTCGTGTACCGGGGATGCCAGTACGATTGATTGGATTGCTTCGGGCCTGCTTTAGCCCATGTCCATGCGTGGAGGACGCCTTGAGGCATGCCGATGTATTTGGCGGCTTCCTCTAGGGAGAGGTCGGTCACTGACGCTGTACCCACATCTGGGCGCAAATGACGCGAATGCGATATCGCTCAGCCGGGCCAGTGAACCCGAGGTACGCGCGTATTGCGATGACCTCGCTAATGATCCCTGAGAGCGTCTTCATTTCTTCGCCTTGGGCTTGCGACCCTTGACGCCGCCCATCTTGCCGTCACCATCATGGTCCGTGGTGCCGGGGAACTTGGCTCTGGCCTCTTCCAGCGACATATGCCGAGAGGCGCCGACAACATCACGAGCAGCCTCAAGTTCGGCAAGCTCTTGCTCACGCGCCCCGATACGCTCGGGGGCTTGGAAAGATCGGGTCATGTGGGGAGGTTCCGTGAGGCGCTTTGCGCCAGCCGACACCACATCGACTGATTTGCTGCCCGCTGTCAAGCCGCACGGCTTTTCGCTCCCCAGAGTTCCGCCAATAGGTCGAGGATATGCAGCAACCGTTCGGCTGCACGTTGCGCAGGGCGTGAGGTCAGCCCCTCACCCACTGGGCTTTCAAGGACAATGACGCGGACCAGCTCGTTGAAATCGTCATGCCCCAGGTATGTCTCTGCGTCCTTGATGGCGCTGGTGCGATCTATCTTGGCCGCCATGCCGCTGTCATGGGCAATGGGTGATCTGTCCACCTGAACGCGGGATGGGTCCATAGAGCCGCCAGCAAGGCCATAGCGGGCTTCGTAGAGGCTCTTGAACTGTTCTGCTGCACGCTCGTGGTGATCCTGCCTGCGGGGCGGCCTGATGAAGCATAGAGCCCCTATGCGGGACATGGCGTTCTCACTGGCCCATACGCGGCCAATGTTGAGGTTGGGCTTTACCCCGATGCTGTCGGCCCGCTCGCGCTCCCGGTTGTGCTGAAAGATGTATTCAGCGTCACTCATGGACGGGTCAGGGATAAGCCGGTTCTGAATGTGTACTTTCGTCAAAGTTGCCCCTTTGGTTTGCCGCCTGCGTCGTTTCAGTTCTCGCCGCTCATCTGCTCATGTCGTTGTGTTGGGAGGAATGGGGAGGGACTGGCGGCCGCGCTCCGTCAGCCACCGGCCGTCTTCCCTGCGCTCCATGAGCCCTTCATC